ACTTCAAACTTGGCCAGTGCTGTTTCCATCTTGTTGGCGAAATCCTTGTCAATAGCGCCTGCTACCTTGATTTTGTAGTCATACGACTTTACTGATTCTGCTAGATAGTCCTTAAACGTGCTCATATGCAATATTTAGTCTTTTTTTAATAGTTTCTTCATCAATTCGTTACGATCGGATATTACGAATCCATCGCTTTCCTCTATTTGACCACCGTCTTTGTTGCCATCTTTGTCCAGTTTCATCTTCTTGAGCTGTAGTTCCACCATCTTGAGCTTCTTGTCTATCTTGCTACCCTTGGCGTCTATGGCGTTGCGCAGGAAGTTGCTGGCAACCTCAAAAATACGTCCTGAATAACGTGAATCCACATTCATGCCTAGGTCCATCAGGTTCTTGTAGCTCTCTTCTGCTTCTACGGCCAGTTTGTCCAGTTCGAGGTCACTCAGTTCCCCCAGACCCTTCACCTGTGGCAGTGCGGCCGCTATCTTGTCAAACTCCGCGTAGCTCTTCTGTAGGTTCTTTGCGGTCTGAGGATCAACGTTCTTCAGCACTTCCTTGGTCTGATCTCTGTTGGCCCTGGCCTGCTCCTTCTTATCCACTTCCTTGAAGGCCTCTTTGACGTTTGGTAAATTAAGTATGTCCTCTAATTTCTTTGTCATCGTCGTATTTACTTACGTTTGCCATTGTGGAACAACTGCTCTTCTGACACCACCCTGAACTTGATCCTCCTCTGCTTGGCGTAGGCACTTGCGGCCTCCCACTTGGCCATGTTTATGATTACCTGTTTCTTCTTGGCCTGACTACGTCCCGCGGACTCCATGGTGGTCTGACTCATGGGCTTGACCTCAACCATCTCGGCGTGTTTGCGACCTTCCTTGTCTTGGTACACTATGAAGAAGTCTGGCACATACACTGTGTACTTGCCCGTGAATGGATGTCGGTAAGGAATCTTTATTGATTCAGATGCCCATTGGTACACGTTGGGGTGTTCGTCACACAACCTCATGAACGCGTGTTCCCAACTGGATCTGTATGTGGGCGTCTTGGTGCCCACATATTTTTCTCCGTTCTTGGGAGAGAATTTGCCCCTGGCGAATCTCGGTAACATTAGTCTATGATATTCCTAGATACTGTCTCTTTGGTCGTGAGCGTCTGCCTGACACCCAGCCTGCTGGACTTGTATCTGTTGGCGTTGAGTATTATGGTTGTCAGTTCTGACAGTAGTGCCGGATCCGCATAGGTCAGTTTGTCTAATATTTCCTGTGGTCTGATGTTGTCAATCTTTGCTTGTGATAGTATCACGTAAGCGGTCGATTCTGCCGATGATCTCGAAAATCCACGCTTGACGAAGAACGCCACGGTACTATCATAATCACCTGCATTGAATTGATAACCGGTTTCGTAGTTTGTCGTGGTCAGTTTTTCTATTGTCTTGTCCAACTCGTCTTTTTGTTTTGGTGGTAGGTTTGTGTAAAATTCTGCCATTACAATGCCGCTTTCTCAGTTGCTACAGACACGTTTTGTGTTGTCCTGTCTATTTTGATGTAGCCTTCTGTTATCAGTTTCCTTATGTCCGTGATTGCTTTGTTCCTATAAACGGTCTTGGTTGTAGTGCCAGCACCCGCATATTCTATATCGGATTCTGCCACTGTGAGATCCTTCCTAGATCCTATGTCTTTGTAGTATATTCCGGCCGCGATTTCATCCTTGATGGTCTCGTCGACGGATATAAGATTAAAAGATTCTTCTGCTGTAAGGAAGTTGACTGTGTCTAGTGATGGACTGTTTACCACACGTGTGTTTTGTTTTGTGCTCTTATCGTTGATACCTTTAGCATTAGCAATAATGGCCGCTCCTGCCACAGCGGCACCGACAGAGAAAGCACCAACAGGATTAGTTATTGTGCCTGCCTGCTTGCCAACTTCTAAAATACCTTCCTTGGCTATGCCTTTGAGTTCTTCCTTGACATCTGATTTTTTGATTTTCTTGGCATTGTTGTAGGTGTTTGAGGCCGCCAATATCGCTCCTAATATGTTTCCCGACTGTACATTCCTTATCACTGAACCTATGCCGTCAACAACACCGCCCGGACCAAATATACTGTTTGTGCCTCCGCCTAATACAGTTAAAGGGGAAGGTTCTTTGTCATAATGTATTGTGGCAAATCCAGGAACATTATTTTTGTTTATTATTCCTGATTTGTATATCACTGTTTCGTAAAATATCTGCATGGTGTTCTGTAAGACACCGGCGCCATCTGCTTGGTCTAAGTTATCGTGGCTAAACGAACCTATAACAGGGTTGACCAAGGTCATAGAAGTGAATCGTTGTTTGTGTAGCACAAATATTTCTATACCTTTCAAGTAAGGCTTTTTTCTCACGGCCGGTGTGTCTAATCCAAACTTCGTGATATTTTTTTTGTCTATACCATCGTAGTAATCGTCTTTTGTGTTTGAAATAGCAAGGTCCGAATTTAAAGCAACTGAGTCTGCTATGTGATACTCATAATATTTTTTCCAAAAAGCATTTACAGTGTCAGCGTGGTCGTCATGGAATGTAATGTTTACTGGTTCATATTGTATCCTGGTTGCCGCATACATTTTCTTGTTGTACTGAATTTTTTCTTCCAGGTTCATTCCGTATTTGGGTAGATCAGCACTTTTAACCAACATGTTGAGTTCATATCTTTCATTGGAGTTGAATCCGTTAAAGAATAGGGTTTCATCGGTGTTGAACACCACGTGGAACAGGAACTTCTGTTTGGGCATCAACTTGTAGTTGTCGTCTATGTACAGTCGTGATGCGTGTCGGAAGTCTTTCATTCCCGGTAGGCCGTCTTGGAATCCTTGTAAGAAGTTGTTAATGCTTGGCATATGGGTATTTATGGCCACAAAAAAAGCGCCTATAAAGACGCTTTCCTTGTATAATTGCTAACTTAATTTTGATTAACCACCAGTACTCAATGTACCGATCGTTCTAGATACCGCTGTTCCGATTCCTGTTCCTGTTGGAGTTTGGATCGCGTTGTCGTATCTAATTGACATAGTGATAGTCGCTGGGTCTGAGGTTGCGTATGCTAGTGTGTTGTAGTTCACGTTTTCTACATATGCACCGTATAACTCAAATGTTTCTAACACATTTGGTGCACTTGCTCCGTTACCACCATCTAGCATTTCAATTCTAGCAGTGAATTTGTAATCAATACCTGATGCCGCACTTGACTGTTCAAAGAAGTCAAACTGTTTCTGGATCTGCTCTCCAACCAATTTAGTCACAGAGTTGTTGACGTCATCTCTAAGATTGATTGTGATTGGATCCCAAGTGTGTTTACCTGCAACATAAACTTTTGAGTTGTACACGTCCAGTGTCACGTTGTCGAAAGTCAAGTTAGGTCTCGTGATGTCTATAACTTGTTTTGTTAGTTCTGATCTTGGTGTTGATACTCCAAAATTCTCCAGGATCGCTCTAAAACGATACTGTAGTTTTGGCATCAATAAACCTTGTGATGCTGAACTCTGATCGTTCGCTAGTGGTACTGTAAATTTTGATAAAGTTGATATTGCCATCTGTTTCTCCTATTTATTCAAAATTAGTTCCCTAACTTTGCAATTTCTCCTGTGTTTTTGATTCTTAACGGTATGTAGATGAACTCGACCGATTTCACTGGTTCGATCGCGATGTCCACGTACAGTTCATTCCTGTCGATCCTGGTAGGTGTGTTGTTGGTGTCATCACAGACTACTAGGAAGTCGTATAACGCTCTCTGACCAACAAGCTCTAGCAAGAATGACTCGATTGCTTGTTTGATCTCATTCCTTGTCAACTCATCGTTTGGTTCAAAGATGAACGGTTTAGCGATAGCATCCAGTTGTGTTCTCAGATACACTGCCAATCTTGAAACGTTGATCCTGTCCATTGCTGAACTTGCCGATGTCTTGGTCAAGTTACCAAAGTTCACGATGCCCGCTCCTGAGAAGAATGTGATCGGATTAACTTTCACGTTGTGCATCGAGTCTCTCACTGACTCCGTAACAGATATTATTTGGAATTCGCCTGATGTGGCGTTGATGTAACCTACTGATGTGGCGTTGTCAACAACTCCACGTCTTGTTCCTGCTGGAGCGAACCATGGGAAAGCGATGTTGTCGTTGTTCGCCAGTGTCCTCATCATCATGTGACTTGGTGGAACAACAATGGTTTTACCCGTGTTGTCTGTGGTTGATCCTGAAGGATAGAACACTCCTAAGTAATCACTTGAACTAACAAGACCGTCCTCGCCGTTGTCTGTGGCGGCCGCCGTGTTGTTTGCCCAGTTCGTGATTGCCGTTGCTGTGCCGGCCAATCTCATTGGTGTGTCACCAACAACGAATGCCGTGTTGTTCCTGTCGGTGTTTAGGTTGATCATGTTCTGTATCAGTTCTGGATATCCAGGACAAGCAATCACGTTGTAACCCCTTTGGTCCTCTCTGATCGCTTGGTTCGTATCTATCTCAGATTTCAGTTGTGCCACGATGACTTTTCTCTGTGCTTTCCTTCCGAAAGTGCCAGAACCGTCCGCGTTGTTGCCTGACTTGGTGACCCATCTGTCTGGGTAGTAACCACTAACTGATTCGTTGTTGTATCTGATGTTACCCAATCCTGATGAACCCGATCCAGGATAAGCAGTCGTTGTTATGTAACTGTTTCTGTATTCTTTCACGTTATAACCACTTCTCCTAGTGTTCCACAGCATGATACCCTGTGGGTAAAGTGCTGGGTCTGGAGCATCTGGATCTATGAAGTTGTCACTTAAAAGATTCTTGATTGTTGAAGCAGTGCCCGCCTGTGTGCTGTTGTTGGCATTCCTGTCTGTTGAAGTATGCCATCTAGCATCTGCGAAGACAACTCCGTCTTCTGTGGTCTGATCTGCCTTGTCGATTAATTCCCAGGCCGCACCCGACGTGGTGACAACCACTTGGTTTGCTGTGTTGCTTGAACTTAGTGTGGCAGATGTGTTGTATCTGTAGAGTTTTGGATAGTTCTCAAGATCGCTTGTGTCAATCCATAAGTCATTAGTGACCAGTGCTGTTCCGTCTGACTGTGTAGTCGGTGCTGTGGCACTGAACTGTGGACCATTTGGATCTGTGGTAGCGTATTGATTTAGGTATCCTACCCAAGTTGTTCCGTTGTGTACCATGATGTCTGCTTCGTCAATCTTGGTGTCATACCAAAGTGTGCCATCTGTTGGCTCATTGGTAGGAGCACTTGTTGAAGCAGTGTAGCTCAATCTCTTCCAGTTTGTAGCGATAACCTCGTTACCCACTGTTGAGTCTTCTGAATCACCTGTTGGTGCCACGTACAAGTTATCAACCAGTGTTGTGCTGTTAGCAGTGTATCCACCGTAACTGTGTGCGTCACTGGTACCGAATCCTGCGTCGTCTAGTGGAGTTCCTGATGTGTTGTTCATCCTGAAGTCACCACCCAGTTTGTGTTTGATCTGTATGGCGCCTGTGTACTCACCTGCTGTGATTATAGACGCTTCTAGGTTCGTGAAACCTGCGGCTGTGAATGCCGTCACGAAGTCTTCCTTGTCAGCCAGTGTTGATCCATCACTTGATTGGATTGTAACTGTCTTGGCCGCCGCCAACGCTTCTTGGGTCTTCACGGATTCTCTCACTGTGAATGTCTCGTTGTGCGTGAACGTTGGATGTGTGGTCTTAGAACTTATTATAGTCTGTCCACCTTCGTATCTGAACAGTTGGAAGTCGCCCACGTTTGGTGTGATGTCTGACTGTCCGTCCACTGATTGTTCAGTGATGTTGTACTGTGTGTAAAGTGTGCCAGCAGTCAATCCTGTACCACCGTTCGATGGATCTAGGTTGTAGATCGCTGAATGGTTTGTGGCATACAATGGAGCAGACACTGTTCCAAAACTAGCACTTGACGAGCTGTATAGTTTGGCAACGATGTTGGCGCCCGCATTGGCATTGGTTGTCTTGAACCAAACCGAACCGTTGGGTCTGTCTTCGTCTGCTGTCTTCCATGTTGGTCTGTTGGTGTGTTTGGCCTGCAGGAATTTAACACCGTTGTAAGTCTGTGCTGTGATCCCCAAGTCACTTAGTAGTGTGCCTGTACCTGCTTGAAACTTGATTGTGTTGTCGCTTTCCACAGAAGAATCACTGAAACCTAAACCATTGTGGAAGATTTCTAGATTGCCTGTGGTAGCGTTGACACTTGCTGATACTCCAGGAACATTGGCATTAGTGAATGCTGTAGCCACATCTGAAAGTGCTGTGCCGCTTACTGAAACTTGAACACTGTTCACGTACATGGAGTGACCGCTTGTCACTGTTGTACCTGAAGCAACTGTGATGACAGGTAAGCTCAAGTGCCATGCGCTTGATCCCAATTGTACCCAAGTGTTGCTTGAAGTTTTCTTGTAGATTTTGTTAGAAACATGAGTGGTGTTGATCGCATAGTCTCCTTGTGATCCCACTGATGTTTTTGGTGCACCTGTTGACACGTTACCTACCAGGTCAGTAACTGATGTGATCAACGTTGGTGTGATTGTTGTGAATTTCTGATCAGTTTTGCTCCACTGAAAGATACCGTAACTGGTAGATGCAAGGTCAAACCAGTATGTGCCATCTGTTGGTGTTGCGGTTGGAGCCGAAGCACTTCCAATTAATTGTGAAGTGTCAACGTTGGCTCTTAAAACATATGCTCTGTTGGCCACACCCAAAAATGAGTATGCCGCTTGTAGACCCCATTCATTCAATTCATAACCGTGTAGTGAATTTCCTGCTGTGTCTGTGTAGAATTTTGGATCTCCAAAAGTTTCTGTCAATTCTCTCTGTGACGAGATCAAGTACGCAGTGTTGGCGTTGGCCGTTGTTGTGCCTGACGCAGTTCCGTCTCCCGCTCCGTTGGTCTTGTCCTGTGATGATGCTACTATGAATAGTGGTGTTGTACCCGCATCTGATGGTACGTAGAAACTCTCGTTTATTACTGAAACCTCTACTCCTGGTGATGTTAAAGCCATTTGTCGTATTCTCCTTGCAAGTTACGTGTATACTAGAGTTATTTATTAGATCATACGGTTTTTACGACAAAATTTACCATTTTCCTGGTGCCTATATAGGCGACGTAAATATGCTTATGCGATACAA